AGTAAGAACCTTTTGGATGGGTCTCGATGGTACCATTCTAGAATTAGAGAATAATAGATGGATCAAATCAAACATTTATAACCCCGACAAACAATATTGGATGAACATCTACAATAGAAATAAAGTAAAAATTCTTCGTCGCAATCATCGTAACATAGTATATAAATATTTAGATATTGAACAAGAGATTGTATTAGATTGCGAAACCTTTTTCAAAACATTTTGCGAGCTAGAGAAAGATGATGACACTGGTCGTTGTAACCTTGTTGTTACATGATATGATGATGACTCATACACCTAACATTGTATATTCGGTTTGTAAGAATAACACTAACACTACAAAACGGAATATCAAATGATTTATAATCTGACGTTTACCTTGTTGCCCTTGTAAAAAGCTACATAAAAAGAATATTAATATCAACAACGAAAAGACGAACATTTGAATAATTTTATTTTTCCTATAAGTCAAAAACAAATAATAAAGAATGAATGAAGTTGCGCTAAATACATCTATTAGAAGTGTATATATATTTTTGTAATTCCAATATAGTAAACTGCTCGCACAAACCTGTAAAATTAAAAATCGTTTTATATTGTCTACATTATTGAACCAGTATAGTAACATCAATGGCAAAATACTCAAAATTATGTCGTCAAATCTATATTTTTTCATGAATTTTATATTCATTTATTTATTTTATAACAATAATAAAATGTTTCCGAACAATCTTTTGTGCAATTATTAATATTATACCATAGCTATCCGGTTTTATTAATATCATCGCATGTTGACAGTTGTTCTCCGACTTGCCTCATAACGGACTTTTTCATTTTTTCAGAAAGTCCTTCTTCTATTTTTTCAAAATCGTCTTTTCCACTTTCAATCAAACTAATACATGCCAAACAAATACAAACAATATAATCTTCATCCAAATTTTTGTTATACATTTCAGTAAGACAAGTTTCTAAATTGACTTTTCCGTGTTTTCCATTAACATAATCAAATGCCTTCTTGAAAATGGCTTCTTGGACACCTGGTTTGAGAAGTCCTTCCATGATTTTTTTACAATTGTTTGATGGCATCCAAAACTAATGGTAAGTTGATTTCAATTTTTCTATAATTTTGGGGAGAAGAAATAATGATAAAATTGAATTTGAATGGGGAACGATTAATCAACAACACAATCATGTCATCTCCAAAGTTTGAACCAGTTAATATTTACAATTATTTGAAACATTTGGGGACGTCTTCAACGGGGCACAATAATTTGTCTCTTTTAAAGGAATTAATTGACAATAGCTTTGACGCGAACGCCAAAAATATTGTCATCGATAAGCAAGAAGGGAATAATAGTGACGGCACTAAATACTATCAAATTAGATACAAGGACGATGGAAGGGGGATGGATCAAGTAAATGTGTACCGTTTTGTTCAACTTCATTCGGAAAATATAGATGGAGGTATTGGAAAGTTTGGTATCGGCGGTATCTCTACTCTCGTAAATTGGTGTGACATTGAAGATGATATTTATGAAAAATTTATTGTTATCATATCGAGAACAGAAGACAATATTACAAGACAAGTCAAGATAAATTGGAATCAATGTAAAACACTTGATGATTATACGAATCAAGTTGTAGATTCATATACAGAAAATGACCCACTGTCACTTCAATGTTTGAAAAATGAAAATATTTCACAAGGAACAATCATTATCATACAAACAAGTGAGAAGAAATATACCGAAATTGTGGAGTTGGAAGATGATATGCAAGATTACATAGATATCGGTACAACATATCAGAACTACTTTGAAAAGGGTAAAAAAATATCCTTGTTTGGTGAACAGATAAGGCACTATGCGATTCCCAAACCGTTATTGTCAGATAGATTTCAGATTGAAGTTTGGATGAAAAAGGCGACGGTGGCATTTTCAACCAAAAATGGTAAGAAAAGTCTGGTATTCAAATATGACAAAAACAAAAAAGAAAAGAAAATTACCTCAGACGATTTGGAGAATGAAGATTGGAAGCTTATATGCGATGTTTCTCTGAAACTTGAAATGCCTGGGGATCTTTATATTACAAAAAATAAGAAAGATAAATTCAATTTAAAGGGTTGGGAATCGTTCAATAAATTTTGTATTAAAAATGGCATCGAAAGTGAAAATGAAATATACTGTCTTGCCGAAGATTACATCAAGAAGCTATACATTTCGCGAGAAGATAATTATCACAATGCGCGGACTCTTGGTGGATTAGATTTTTCCATGACCGGCTTTTATGACGATGACATCAATATTATTGGAAAATGTATCAAAAAGCAACTAGTATTTAATCATAAGTTTGACAACAAACTGGGGTTGACGCAGCAAAACAAAAGTGTTGTTGAGTGGACGAACGCGCCAATCGGTATGCAACAATATATTATCAAAATTATTAATTTATGGGTAAAAGACAAACTGAAGCCTCGTATAAAAGAAGTTGACAAAGAAGAGCAAAGACTAAGGGATTTTTATATTCCGTTAGAAACATCAATGATAAATAAAACCAACTATTATTTGAGAACAAAAGACAAGAAATATATACCAACTTATCTGAACCAATCATCGCCAATCTCAGCCGGAATGGCTATATTGAAAGCACTCCAAAAAAGAATGGAACACAGAGAAGATTCGTCACAAAAAATTCAAACATGGTTTCGGAGCCAGAAGATGTTTTCTTGTATCCCAATGACAGGATTCATCAAGTTTCAGAAATTCATTCAATGGGCTCACAAACATTATTACATTAAGAAAATCCAAAATTGGTACTCTAACATTCTCATTAAACGCGCAATTATTAACTATGTTCTTTCACAAATTGCTTGTAAAATCATAAAGAGTAGGTCTATATCACTAATCCAACGACACTGGAGGTGGTATATTATTTCCAAAAAATCTACAGAAAATGAAAATAATATGGCTATTGTGATTCAAAAACAAATGAGAAAATATTTCGCATCCAAATTGTTTGAACAAGAAAAGAGAAAAGAGAAATGTTTCAAAAATCTCGCACATAACTTTAAAAAAAATGTTAAATGTCCTGATAATAGACAAAAGTTCAACTCGTTTAAACGCGAGATTTTGAGCAAGTTGAAAGAGATGGAGGAGCTTTTATAATATCAGTGGCGATAACTTAATTAATGATAAATATGGCGCGTGATAAAATGTAAATATAGATAGTAAACAGCAAAATTCAATACATAAATTACTTCCGTGTAAAAAAAAGGTCAACATTTACATTAAACATAATCGTTATCGATAGAATTATAGCTAATATAAGCGAAAGTAGCAAAATTTTATTACTTGTCAACAATACATGATGAATCATGAACAACATAATAGATAAAAATATTGTCCCAGCAAAAAAGTAGTGTATCATATATGACTCATCAAATATAATCAAAAATCCGATGCTTATTAATATGGTAAAAATAAATATTTTTGAGTATACATCATTTCTATTTAATTCATATAAGACAGTTTGAATAGCCATCAAGAACATAAAAAACAATATGTTAAATTTACATTGCTTATCACAAATAATATTTGATACGCTATTATTGCGTTTATAGTTTTTACAAACTAAAATAATTGGAAATGTATAAAAAAGTAACATGGAAAATAAAAGTGCGTCTCTTTTCATAATATAAAATTATAACATATTATTATTCAAACATCGCTCTTCTGAAGTTGATATCCCCAATGGTTGTAATGTTTGTCTAATTTTAGGAGTTGTGTAAAAATCATTCCACCATGCTCTGCTCGCTCGGGTCTGAAGAATTTCTAGAGATTTTGAACAATATATATTTGACCCCCGCTTACTATTGCATTTTTTACAAGCTAGAGCTATATTACCGGTTTGTTTTGTTCCGCCCAAAGATTTAGGGATCAAATGCTCGGATGTCATTTTATCAATGGAAATTTTTTTATCACAATAACAACATCTACCTTTTTGAATATTATACAAAAACTCTTTTTTTGTAATTTTATAATTTCTAAATGTTTCATCAGGTGTTTCTGACATCCGGATAGTTTCACATTGGCTAGATAATATATTATTTTTCGTCTCTAATTTATTAACCGATTCTTCCAATTTTGTATGATATTCTTTAATTACATCATCTTTCGCGTTTAATTCATTAGATAATTCTTCAATTATATTATTGATAAAATGTTTATCAACGCTTATTTTGTGCGAGAGAAACATATTTGGGGTTTTATTATAATAGATAACATCGTTTTATAAATTTCAATTTTTTTAAACATCACCCTTCTGAAGTTCATATCCCCAATGTTGTAAAGTTTGCCTAATTTTAGGACTTACTTCATAGTCATCGTATTTTGTCTTTTTTTTATGAATCTGATTGATTAAATTTCTACGGAATCTACTTTTAGGTCCCGCGGTATTCATCCACCGTTTGATTTGTCGTTCATCGTCATCGCTCCGTTTTCCAGAATAAAAATCACAATACCATTGCGTCCACCCATATGGGTGCGTTTCATTGATCCATTTTTTTTCTTCCCAATATTCTAATGTTGTACCGACTTTCACATTATATTTATTTATTGTTTTGTCGTAATCGTCCCATCCAGAAGTTAACCAATGTTCTGGAAGATTTTTCCACCAACTCTTTGGATATTTTTTATGCTGGTTATTGATTTTTTTCTTCAATATAGTTGAGTAAATTGGTCGCCAATAAGTCCCGCCAAAACTCCCCGTTTGAAATATTTCTTGTGGTGTCAGATTTGGAGTGAACTCCGGATAATCTTTGAATATAATCAACCCGTTTTTGTCTTTTTTTGGCGCCATGATCTTTATTTAATATAACTAAATATGTTTTAAATATTAAATAAAGAGAAAATTATTATAAATAACTAAAACTATGAAAGTAAAACGTGGCAAAAAGTCAAACCGAGAAAATAAAATCGTTGAATTAGATAACAATATTGTACGTGAATATTTGAAGGAACACAATGCCAAAAAGTTGTCGGTGAATTATCTAAAGAGGAAACTCAATATTAAAAGTAGAAAAGTATTATATTACTGCCAACATTCTAATCACATTGAACAAGTTAAACCGTGGGAGGTCGGTTCATCCAAGCATACAGTTGATGTTTTCAAATATAAGGCTTAGAACACTTTAGAACCCGGTTTGAAGCATGATATCAAAAGGAAAAGAAATAATCGTCGTTGAAAACCGTCTTATTTTTAATGCTTCTACTCATCTTCGCCGCAGACATATTCTCTGAAGACGCCGCCTTGACAATCGTTTCCCACATATTCAAACATTGGTTGGTTTTCAAACACACTTTATTCACCCGTTTTCCGGTACTTGATGTTAATTTATGTTGGTACACGTCCTCCTCGCGGAGTGACAATCCATAATACCCTTCGTTCGTCGCACCATTCTTCCAAACGGTTGCCTTTTGGGCATACGGAGACGCGTTCAAATACTCCTTCAGCTCATCCATCTCTTTTTTATCGCCCGACACATCTTTCCCCAGTTTCTTCTTCCATCGCTTGTAATTCGCCAATAACTCGGAATTCAATACCTTGCCCTGTGGCGTGAACCGGCATACTCCGAATACGAAGGTCTCCGCGTCGCACTGCACCCCCCGACTCCGTTTGTACTCGACTACTTGTAATTTCACCCCTGCGTACCCGTAGACCACCTGATTCTTATCTTGCTGTTCTAACCGTTTAGGACGGAAACGCGTATCCAAATATTGTTTGAACTGGTGGAAGATTTGTTTCGTTGGTTTGACTCCGTTCCATATGCGAAACTGACCCTCCATCATACCGCTCGACTCCTCTACATCAGGACGGACGATACAACACGCACTGATGAATTCGTCAAAACGTTTCGTCTCTTCGCTCACCGGCTGCTGTTGCTGGTAATCGCAATCCGCCATCAGTTTGTTGATTTGGATCTCCTGCTCACCGACCTTGCGTTTCAGCTCTGCTATCTCGCATACCAACACCCCGTTCGTCGCCTGGTATTCCATGTTTGCAACATTAAGTGCCGCCAAGTCCTCCTCCAACATATCGTTCCGTTTCAACAATTTGTTGTAATTGTCTACACTGTACCGCTTGCTCTCAATCACCGATTTTATGTAATACGTCAGTTTATCTGACGTGAAGGTCGCATTGTACGCAATGATCTCCTTGTACGTACTCCCATCAACTTTAATCTGGCGCAACTGTTTCTTCACCTTGGGGTGCTGCTTGATCAGGTTCTCGATCTCGACCTTGTTCTGGACCTTGAATGCGTTCACCAAAACGAAATTCGCGAACTTGCTGTGGTGGTTATAAACGCGCGACCGCAAATCGTTCGTTTGTCCGAATTTGAGGAGGGTCTCGCCGCCCTCCGTGTTGTCGATCGTGCCGAAGTAGACGCACTCGGTATTCTTGGGGAATTGGTCGATGATTGCTTTTTCCACGGCTTGGCGTTTTTTCTGCTTCTCTTGTTCGGCAGTTTCTTGCGCTAGTTTGAGTTGGTTCTGGAGTTCCATGCTCTCTTCGCAGATGGTTTCCTGGATGACCTCCTCCAACTTGATGTAGTATTCGTGGATTTCGTCTGCCTTGGATGTTCCCGCTTTGAGACAGAATCGTTTGAAGGCGGGGACGGTCATTTTGAATACCTGTCGATTCTGTCCGCCGTTGGACGAAACCGCTTGCCCTGCAGGGCAAGCGGTTTTAATGTAATCCTTCTCAACAATAAACTGTTTGTCAAGAAGCCTTCTTGCCTTTGCTTTATCATGAAATCCCATCCACTTCCATACATCGTCTAGGTCAACCACAAAATCTGTATTACAACAGTTCAAGTAACAGTAAAAGTTGGCGAGGAATACCTGTTGTTGCGTTTCAGTGAGGAATACCTCAGTTTCCCTACCAATCGCGATTGGTAATTGCCAGAGAACTTGGTGATTGGGTTGGTTTCGATGAGATTTACGATATTCATTGTATAGTAATACGCGACTTGACTTTAAATGATTTTGCTATTAAAAGAGGAAACGATGTGAGAGCTTTGATTACCTATTTGTTATGACTACCGTGTGAAGAATCTTGCTCGGTGACGAAACGTGTCACCATTTATTTTTTTTCACGTTAATTCGTGGACCACTACTGCGCTTCACGTAAGACTGAGGGTCGTATGTTTCTTCTTCGTCGTCCGAACCAATATTTTTAGACAATTCCCAAAATTCTTTTGATCCTAATCTGAAATCTTTTTGTGCTTGCGCTTTGTACCAAAAGATTTGATCTTGCAATTTGTTTGATTTCGCATTATTATTAATCACTAAACACTCATAATTTTCAGTACATTGGTCCATTACTTGACAAAAAGACTCGAATGTCGGGAACATACCCGCGAAGTTTTCGTAGATACGCTTACGATTGGCAATGTATGGTTCGCGCAAAATAAAGACATAGTCAATATTGGTTCTCAATGTTGGTGGGATACCCAACGGATATTGCATAGTAATGATAAGCATAATCTTCCAATGTCTTCCATTCATGAATAGTAAACGCATTAATTTGTCTTTTGACCACGAATTATCATATAGACAGTCATCCAAAATAACAAACGCTCTCGGATCAATATTACACTTTTTGTACGTGGCAAGTTGTTTGTTTACTTGTTTCAATACAACCTTTTGTCTTTTCAAAATATTGGCAATAATAGAGGAACTATATTCATCGTGAATAAACAGTTTGGGAACGTGATCGCTATAAAAACCGTTGCCGGCTTCTGTACCCGAAATAACAGTGCCCAACGGAATATCTCGATGATGGAATAATAAATCACGAACCAAGAAACTCTTTCCCGTATCTCTTCTACCAATTAAGACAACGACGGGACCTTTATTTTCGTCTTTTTTGAATGTGATGTGACTCATACTAAATTTCTTAAGTTCTAGTGTCATTGTTTATATATTGAAAACAAATTTAAACCTCGGAATATTACGAACGCAAATCACATGAAGATGTTATTATTAATAAGTTTAAAAATATTAAAAATATTATATCAATAATAAAAATTAATGTGCGATGCTAAAACAAGAATTATTATACGATAATTTAAACAATCTTTCAAATAATGAATTTGAGGAAATTGTTAAAGCAAAAGCGCCGGTAGAAGAATTTTTGAATATTGAAATTCAAAAAAGAGTTAGGCATTACAAAAGTAAAAGTGATGAAAACTGTTTCGAAATAAAAGACAAGGACGATAATGATAGGGAAGTATTTTTCAAATATATCACACTGGTTGACTCTCTGAGATATTTGACTGGAAAATACAAAAACGAAGATTTAACAATATTGCCTGGTGTTGAAGAAAAAAATGCCAATAGTAAATATCAAAAATATATCCATGACAAAAATAACTATGCTTATGTAGATAGTTTATTTTATTACATCAGTGGAATATTGAAAACCGACAAACAGTTTTTCCACGGTATTGAATGCTATGATATGTTTATTTGTCAGAAAAAAAATTGTAAAATAAATGTGTCAGACGATTTAGAATATTTATGCGAATCCAACTTTTTTACACAAAATTTAGGGAAAAAATTTCGGTTTGAAGACAATGAGGCAAACGATATCTTTCAGCAAAATAAAAAGGAGACTTTGCTCATTGAAGAAACCAACGATTTAGATTTGGAGTTTGAATCTATTGTGGAAGAAACACCGGTGGACAGCTCAGGAGTATCTCACTCATTAACGAGTGTAAATGAATTTTTGATTGATGATTTAGAAAATGACGATGGGTTGGCATTGAAGTATCAATATGATACAAATGACACGTTGACTAATAATGACGAAGATAGTGACGAAGATAGTGAGGAATATAGCGAAGAAGAAGATAGCGAAGAAGAAGATAGCGAAGAATATAGCAAAGAAGAAGATAGCGAAGAAGAAGATAGCGAAGATAGTGAGGAATATAGCGAAGAAGAAGATAGCGAAGAAGAAGATAGTCAAGAAGATAGCGAAGAAGACAGCGAAGAAGAAGACAAAATTTATTTATTACTAAACAAATTTCCAACACAAGTAGTTGTTATTGAAAAGTGTACAAATACACTGGATGAACTATTGGATGGAGGAGAAATCAAAATGGAAGAAATAGAGAGTGCTATTTTTCAAATTATCACAACACTTTACGTATATCAAAAAAAATATAACTTTACTCACAACGACTTACACACAAACAATATCATGTATTGTGAAACAGACAAGGAGTATTTGATTTACAAAATAAAAGATAAAATATACAAAATACCAACCTATGGTAAAATATACAAAATAATTGATTTTGGTCGCGCCATTTATGATTACAACGGACATTCTCTATGTAGTGATAGTTTTTCCAGAAATGGAACAGCTCATACACAATATAATTATAACCCGTATTATAATGAAAAGAAACCGTTAGTAGAACCAAACATGAGTTTTGACCTATGTCGTCTTGCTTGTAGCATTTTTGATTTTGTATGCGACGATATCAACAATATTGATGAATATCGAAATATTGCCCCGATATATGATCTTATTTTCTCGTGGCTATACGACGATAACGGTGAAAATGTACTATACAAACAAAATGGCGATGATAAATATCCTGGATTCAAGTTGTACAAAATGATATCCAGGATTGTTCATAAACATATTCCAGAAGATCAATATGAACATAACGTTCTTAAAAAGTATATTGCGTCGGACTTGATAGTTGATAATTGTTTACATGATGACAAATGTCATTACATGGACATTGATGATATTATTTCGTAAATATATATTTTCAAATTGTTAAATATAATACGCAAGAATAAATAATGTAAGTATTATATATAATGGTTGCGTGCTCGTCTCGTCGTAAGACAAAACATCCCTTTTGTGGACATGACCCTAAGTGCTACTGGAATAATAGGTCTTGTAAAAAAAGACCTGGCGTAAATAACAACACGCGTAGGAATATGAATACTAATCGCGAACGCTTACACCAAGACCCCAATTCTAAACTGAATATGATTTTACACAAACTCAAAAACATTGAAGCAAAGTTGGAAAAGATGACTCGTAAGAATACAAACATTTTGTCAAAACCGAAATCTATCAAATCAAACAGAGAGACTGCTTTTAACTCCAATAGAAATATTAATAACAATGGTTCTGCTAAAACTGCGTCTCCAACAAATGTAAAAATGCTTTTAAATCAGTCTAGCGATAACACAGCAGAAACGGCCTCGCCGGGCGCTGTCAACCGACTTAGAGATTTATAGATGACTTAGAGATGGAATCAAATCAAAATTGAGGTTCGTTTGTGAAAATTGTGGTCGTTTTACTACTCTCAAAAGAGACAAAATTACTTCTAAATATTAACACAGCATAAGAAACAATTCCTACTAAAGCACTGTCTTTAAACGCCTTTTTTTTATCGTCTTTGTTTTTCTCCACTGAAACTTTTAAAATGAAATATATAATACATATGACTGCTGCTACAATAAAATTACTATTCAATAACTCCATATAATTTATTTGTTATTTAAATAAATTATATATAACGAAAATAATCCATTTATTTAAAAGGCTAGTTCTTCGATTCCAAGATCAATTGGCGGTTCACTTTCCGAATTTTTTGTTTCATCTTCGATGTTATCAAAATCCAAGTTTATTTCTTCAATCTCATTCATATTGGAAATAGACGGGCTATCAAAATCGCTATCCAGAACTAGAGGCACATTATCCCCAATGGTGAATGTATTTTCATTGTTGCTTTCTTGTTCGTTGACTTCAGGCGGCTCTTCACTTTCAAAAGAGATAGACTTATTCTCCTCTTTTTGGTCATAATTATTATTTGATAATAAATCATCTACTGTCGGAGGTGCTTCAGATAGAGATGGTTGTTCGTTGATTACAACACTATTGCTTTCATCTTTTAGAATAGAAGAGGGCGTTTCAATTGAGTCTCCAACTTGTTGTTGTGGCTTATTGTTTTCTTGTGGTTCTTGCTTTGGTTCGTCTATTACTTTTTCTGTTTTTTCAACATCTACTTCTTGTGTTTCATCAATATATTGTTTCAGAAGTTGTTCTACTGGAATATTATCACGAATTGTGTTCATAATACACGTTTGAACAATAATTTCAAATTCTCGATTGTGTTTTTGTTGCTGTAACGGTGTCGCCTCAATTTGGAATAAATAAATATTCGAATACAATTTTCGGGCAATGTTAATGTAAACGTTATGCAAAAATTGTTTGAAGCAAGGTATATCAATGTCAATTTTCTTGTTTTGATTTCCAGTGCGAACACAACTCAATATTTTTAACTGAAGAATATGAACACAAGTAATGAGGTCTTCTAAATATTTACACTGCGAACATTCTTTAATTCGTTCCACCTCAGCATCCACCATAGTTTGATTCCACTTTGGAATCATAGACAAGTAGTTTTGAAAGGTCATCAAATATTTCTCGTCTTCGTCATTTTTCTCACATACTTCCATTGCTTCGCTGTATATTGAACGAAAGCCGTCGATAATGTGTCCAGACAAAATATTCATCAAGCGTATTGACCATTCAGACTTAGAATCGTTCAGCAAATTTGAATTATAATCATCCATTTAATAGTAATCATATATTTCTATTTCTAAATTATTACGAAATACTACCAACAAGTAAAAAATAGAAAATAAGTCATTGTAAAAGTTTTTGTTGACCTTCCCAAATATTAAACTCAAATTATTGTGGTTTGGATTTGTCCTAAATTTTTGGAAAATTTCAAAACAATGAAAATTATACTTGTGGAATTCAACGCTAATTTTATATATTTCTAACAGCTTGTTGATTTGTGGGTCTTTATTTTGGAGTAAATTATTATATTTTTGAATAAGATATTTATATTTTGTATAGTTGAATTTATCTATATTGTTATGCAAAGACCTATTGCGATTTTCATTAATGTAAATGTGCGCGAATCGCGATGACAGCGGATTCAACAGACGATACTTATTTTCGCAAACAAAGATGAATCTCGTTGTTTTACTATATTGTTCTATTGTTCGCCTTAAGCTATATTGAGAATCATATGTCAAATTGTCGGCATGTTCCAAGACAATTGTTTTGAAATTCACGTCTTTAGTTTTGTTGAATATTTGCATTGAAAATAGTTTAATATGTTCTTTGATAATTTTGATTCCATTTGTAGATAAACAGTTAATTGTAAGGACATATTTAGAAATATTTTCGTTTGAATTATATAGATTGGTGATAAATTGATGGTATGTTTCTTCTTTTCCGCACATATATGGTCCGAAAAATAATATATTTGGAATGCTGGCTTTCTGTATATAACTGTCCAATTTCATTTTTGCTTTTTCCATTTCCACTTTTCTTAGTTTTGTAATATAAAAATATGTCTGTAATATTTAATATTTTATAAGTTAATAATATAATTAGATGACAAACACTCCTCAAAATTGTATTTTCAAAGAGATTCAAATGGCAAATCAAAAGTTATCCGATAAACATTTTTCAGAATTGTTTCACAATGTTTACAATAACGTAATATTTTCTACAATTCCTTACACAATTTATAAAGAATCACAATCAAACACTTGTATTTACAAGTATAACAGTGGCAACTGCATCGCTTTATCGCATTTCGTAAAAGAATATTTACAAGCGAATCATAATATCAAAAGCTATATTATTGCGGCAAGTGTTCCAAATAGCTGTAAAACACCCGGCACACCCCATTTGACACATTGTGCAATATTAATTCCACTGTCAGAAGACAAGTTTTGTATCATCGATACTGCTTTATACTTTTTAGAACCAATGATTTGCGATGTAAAAGATACAAGTACCCGCACAATTGAAATGTCCGATGTGTATCAGCACAATATACGGCGAGTAAACTACAATATTTCAAAATGCGACAATTGTTTACTTGATATAAACTACAACCAAAAACTGGCGAATAATTCATTGTGCGTCTCTTGTGTATTTGAGCACGATCAAAGTGAACATTGGAATTATTATCTAAACGAAATTGTTAATCCAGATAATAATATTGGTCATGCGTATCTGAAACATAAAAAAGAGCCTTTTATGATGTATACTCAAGTAGTAAACAAAAAACCAGTATTGAAATATAAACTTAAATTACAAGATGATGGGATGATTGTGATTAAAAAATACCCCGAAAACACTGTTGTTTTCAATGGAAATTCCGGTCAGTTTGATGAAAATAAGATAAAAGCTGAAATGCGTAAATACTTATCCGGCGTTTTTAGTATATAGTAATAATTTTATTATTTATGAACTGTTCAACGGTTGGGTATACGGATTTGATTTGAATGCGTCCAACAGCGACGCATCTAAGTGACTGTTGCTGATTTCTTGGTAGTTTTGTGGCATAGAGGTGGTGGTACCCAGACTATCGCTTGGGTGTTGATAGGAAGTTGGTTTGGGTCTATACACCGGAGTTGATCTAGTATTTTCACACTCTTTTGCGTTTACTTGCGCAACAATTTTGTTGTTAAAAAGGCTAATGTTGCCGTTAGATTGTACACCGCTCGCGTAAACGCGGTTGTTATTTTCTTGGTTATATTGAGCAACGTAGCTCATGTTTCCACTTAACTGAGAAGCAGCCGGACCCGTTTCGGATTGATTCATCGAATTTCTTTGTGTCGCGTTTAATATGGGGTTTACATTCATATACGCAGAATCTTGCTGTTTCTGAACATTCAAGTGATTCATATTCAAATCACATTCATACATTTCTCTATTGGTGGTAGAGACTTCTTGCTTGTTGCGAATGGTATGCGCGGCGACGTTATTTAGACCAACATTACCAGATGATTGTAAACTAGTTGTAGTGTTTACCTTCTTGCTGTGTCTCAATCCATTCATAATTGGTTGAACGATGCTGGATACAGTAGACCCCATTCCTCCAAAGTGAGACGTTTTTGTTGTATTTCGGTTGTTGTTATGTGCGTTATAAGAGGTTTTGCCATAATTTTGTTCACTTGTCGGATTTGTTGTTTTATCTACGCGATTCGTAATTGGAGCCCCATCTAATTGTTGTTTGTTTGCTTCCAAATAGTTTTGTTTGGCATAAGCAGCACCATTTTGGTTAATTCTGGTTCCGTAATATTCAACACTCGTGTTATCGCGATTTTCATTGGTAAGCATTTGATGGGCACCCACAGTGTGCATATTGGGTCCAGATGTTCCCGCAATCATACCTAAATTATCTTTGTTTACAAAGTAAGAGTCCGGCGTTTTTTTGTCAATTTTTCCATGCTCGCCTCTGTTTTGTATTGGATTTATCGCAGGTCCCATATGGTCGTGTAGGCAGTAAATATTTTTAGGATTATTAGAAGTGCGCAACTCATCTACACCTTTAGGCATCCACTGGTCTCTCGTTTCATTATAATTATTGTATCCACTTGTAATCACATTTTCATCGTATTTTTTGCCAAGACCGGGCGCAACTTTGATTTCTTCCCACGGTTTACTGTTCGCGTGGCGGTGAGAAGCATTCACACGTGACTGAAAGAATTCATTTTGGTTCTGATTACCATAAACGTTCTGGGTATTATTTTCTGGTTTGAACATGGTGGCAATCTCTTCCTTTTTAATATCATACGTCCCTTGTCCAGTATAAGAATCTAAAATAGAAGAAGTATTCATATTACCACCCCCGTTTGTTTTTCCTCCATAATAAAGGTTCATATTATTGTGATTAATATCGTCGTATTTAATTTTTTCTCCAGCAAGATTTTTGAAAATATTATCGCTAGTATTAGAAGACGCTTGTTCTTCGCTTGAAATATTATTCAAAAAGAATTTGTCTTGATATTGCGAAACATCTTGTTGATTGTTAATGTTGTTATCACTCTTCGCAATGTTCGGGTGAAACTTTTTATATTCTTTGGAGAGCAAATCGCCGCGCGGATCAATGTCGCTCAAATTAGCCATATTTTCTTTTCCATTACCAATACATTCTTCTTCATTTTCTTCATTTTTGTTTCTGTCATTGCTAATTAAAACCGCTGTTCCTAACAATAATAATGGAATAGCAATTTGTGCCATAATTTAATCTCTTATATATAAGTTTTATATTTTTTTATGATTTTTTCTATATTTGTCTTTTGTGTCAATATTTGTGTCCACATTGTTTTCAAATTTCAACGAAAAATGACTTTGAGGGTCTTCAAACAAAATCTCCGGTCGGTATTGTTGGAGAGAACGATACGTCCAAGATGGATGAGTGCTCCTTGACTCATCTGTCACGCTTTTATTCAGTTGATATATTGGAATTTTCCGCTCTCCATGATTGACACGATTTTTTTTGTTGTATTGGTTATCAATAAAATCCCGCGAATATCCACGTTCCATTTGTTTCAACTGCCCCTCTAGATCTATCATTTTACTATATTGTAAATTTCCGCTTTTTTGTAAGCGAATATGTGGATCATCGACAAAGACATTCTTTGTACCCGTGTTGGAGGGAACATTAAATGTATAGCTACACATAGATGTCGTCTCAATATTTGATTTTAAGATTCTACTAGTATCATCGTGAAATCTTGTAAACGCCATTATATATATAGTTTACTTATAAATTATATATATAATTATTTAAATGTTATGAAAGCCACCTCTTTCACTGACATGTAAAAATGAAGGTGGAACTAATGTTTTTTGTTTTTTAAAAAGAGGTGTGTCTGTAATTTTTTTGGTTTTCAAATCAGGATTAAAGTTCGCTCCCTCCAAATTTATACTTTTGATGCCTCTGAGTTTACTCTCAATATCAATATTGTTGTATGACAAGGTCTCGCTGTGTAATTTGGGAACTCCGCCTAGTTCCAACATCTTATGAACCGAACTATTTTGACAATAGTCAACATTCAACATATAATTCATTTTGTTGGAATTCATGAGTTTTTCTACATTGTATTCAGGATTTTGATTTTTGTTACTTGTAAAAGACATATTACAGTTAATATCTATTAATATAGTATTTTATAATAATTCATCTAATTACACTCGTACTTTTCATTTTTGTAAATCTCGCGCGAAGGAAGACCACCGCGCACCCAACCATTTGCAGCCGATTCTTCTACAATGTGTTTGCTGCTCAACCTCTTTTGGAGTTTTTTCTGCATCGGGTACTTGTCAACATTAACCTGACATTCTTCGTTTATTTTAACAGCACTCTTTTTCTCTCTTAAAGTGTCGCCTTTGCGCAGATCATTTTCCATTCCAACATCTACATTTCCTCTTCCTAAATAAGGAACTGTCTTGAAGGTGCGTTCTTGAAGACTTATCTTGAAGTTCAAGTTTGTCAATTTAGAATTTATTAACTCGCCACTTTCGTCAATGTTTCCACCATTCGGCGAAACTTGAAACCCACCTTTCATATTCATAGTCGGATGTGAAGATGCTAGATTAATTACCTTGTTGTCGTTTAATTCGCTAAAATTTGATGTATTGTATCCCAAATGCGTTTTGTTCATAAGATTCTCTTGAGTAAAATTATAATCATCATTTCCAATCCTTGAAATGTTGTTAAAAACAAAATCAACAAGTTGGGTCATTATTATATAAAATGAAATATTTTTTTTTTGTTATTTAATATATTAACAAGGGCTTTTCAGAATATAGTTCACCATAACAATAACTGAGGAAATCGCCTTGATCATTCGGAATCGTTGTACTCGGATTTATATAAAACTGCCGCATAGAAGATTCAAAGTTCAAATTGTCAGAAATATTATTGAATATATTTCCAATATCCTTGTTTCCTTTATTCGCTTCATAAATAAACTGCTTTGTCTGATGATTGATTTCGGACTCTTTATTTTGGTCGTATTCATCTCTCAACTTCTCTTTATTGACGTCATCTACATAATCACTATTCAATACATTATACAACGGATTCTTACTTGTATGTTTGTCCTCGTCAAACGAGTCAGGAATTGACGATTCAAAACTTTCCAATTTGTTATAATTCTGAATAAAGACTAACGCCAGAATCATGACAACCCCTAGTAACAAAATCAAATAGTTATTCAAAAGAATATATCCGAACAAAGATGAATACAAAATAAACCTAGTTGTTGCGTTTATTTTTTCATTATAGTTCATATGCGAATATGACCACACTTCTAATAATTTGTCTTTATGAAGTAATACTTTTGGGTCCTGTAACCAGAATTTTGTTTCCATTATAATAATTGTCTATATAATATAAAGCATATATTATTGTTAGTTGTTAGTTGTTCTTCTTCTTTTTCTTCTTCTTTTTCTTTGGATTTGTAGTTGATTTCTTATTAGTCGCCTTACTTTTATGTAAAGACTCGTTCGGATTGCTATTGTCATCATTCCATACAAACGTATCATCGGAAACTTGGGTCATATTGCCAGCCATTGCTTCTTTTTGCTTTTCTTCATTATTCTTTCTAAGTTTTTCTTGCATTCGTTCTTTCATCTTGGATTGATTCATAGATTGTTGCATTTTATTTGCCATTCCCTTCATATCAAAATTCCCACCCGCCATTCCCATTTGGCTCATCATGTTTTTCATTCCAGGCATGTCCTTCATTTTCCCCATAATTTCCTGAGCCTCCTTCATCAATTCACTTTCCTTCATTTGACCGCTCTTTAATTTTTCTTCTAGTTTCCCACCTATATTTTTAACAACACCAAGCAGTTTTGATGGATTTTTGAAAAACTGTTGTAGCAATTCGCTCTGCGACTTCTCGTCTTGACCCTCCTCGAATCCAAACTCTTTTGATGCTTCCTCAGCAATTTCTTTTGCTAAACTCCCTATTTTTCCTCCCATTAATCCGCTAAGATGGTCTTTTAATTCTTCCTGATTCATTGTATTTTCAAAGAAGTTACCAGAACCCTCTTCGCCACTGACCCCTTGTTGCGATGCCTTGGCAAATGATTCAAAAATGTTTTCAACATTACTCAAATCACCCATTTGCTCGCTAAACATTTCATTTAAACATGGGTCAACATCATTAAAAAAGACATTTCTCATCTCGTTCATAGTTTCTTCTATTTTATCTTGAAGGTCGTCTTCATTAATCGCCTCAAACAAATCTTTGGCAGCTCCAAAATCTTCTTTGCTATCGACACCCTTACACACTGAAAACAATATTAGTTGTAAGTATTTCCAGATAGTTTTTTTGGAACCGTCGCTTAATTTATCATCCAAAATAATTTCTTTAAAATTTAAATCTGGTAATAAAAAACATGAATCGTCGCTATCAAATAATTCGTCGTTTTCATACAAAATATGAAAAAAATTTTCTGGGTAAACCTTTTTACAATGACAATAATATTCATCATAATCAATCACATTGAATTTGTCTTCATATTCTGGAAAACTGATCAAAAGGTCCTTGACAAAATCATCGATTATCTTTTGGAAATCCTCGCTTTTTTCCATTATATGTATAATTGTAATTGTAAAATTATTTATTTAAATGACTTTATTTGGTATTATTGTATTATTTTGATTTTCAAATTGACTATTGAAATTGCGCTCATTTGCCAAACGCAATCTTTTTTTCAATGATTCTACTTCATTTTGTAGACTATCATTTTCTTTCTTAAGAACAGAAAAATTAGTTGAAACAACATTGTTTTTCGCCTTAACTTCATCATAATCGCGCTGAAGTTCATTAAAACGGCACACAAGATCATCATAATCATCTCCTAGTTTCATTGCCATGAATATCATTGCACTCTGATTTTCTTTTACTGTCATATTTAATCTTGTAGTGTCAGAGAATGTACGAGTAAGATTCAATTCGGGGTCTTTAAATCTGCGTATTACGATTTCCCTTTTTATGACTTCATATTTTGCGGTGCGTTTTCCCCAGCACCCCCTTTTGTTGTAATCATTAAACTTACGGTCAAACTGCCCCATAATTGTTGTTGGCATATAAACGACTGACACCGTTGATTCAATTTTATTTTTAGTTGGTATTAAAATACTGATAACTCATTTGCGTCAAAAACTTAATTTTCGCTAAAATAGATTCCACAACGAAGTTGCTCACAGAATTATATTTTTCTTTGATCAGGACAATATATTTCATCACGGAAACATTGAAATCCTTGTTCAACTTTGCCTGTAGTTCATCGCTAAAGAAATAGTTGACATTATTATCCATAATGTAGTGGTAATATTGCTTTGTGATATATTCATACCACGTTTTAATAAAGAGTTTGATATTTGTCTTTTTCAACAACAAATTTTTCTTGTAAAAATCGTTAAACTCTTTATTTTTGTTTTCTAGTTGTTCTTTGATAGTGTTGAGTAAATCAAAGTAAATATCTACAAACGTTTTTACGATTTGTTTTTTCTGAGCAGCAGAGTGACTCATATTGCTATTGAAGTTGGATAGTTGTTAAACTATTTGTCTTTTTAAATCATAATTCATTATTTCTCTCTTGTTGAATTTTGTCTAAACTAATCGGTTCCTGTTTCTCACTTAAATCTTCTGTTGGTGTGTAAATATTTTCGGAATGATTATTTGTAGACTCAATAGACGCATACGTGTACATTTGACGCGTCCCGCCGTTACCTTGTGCGGATAGTTCGTCGTGGTTTGTATCCCAGAAACTAAATGAATCACTTGATACCCCAAAAGAACCGTTTGTTTCAGACTCTAAAGAAAACGAATTTGGTTCCATATTTAGTTTCTGTCGCTCATCATTAATACTTTTACTCATCGGAGCAAAATACTCCACAATTTGACCCCCTTTTAATATTTCATAGTTTGGCATTATACACAGAGTTGGAACGCAAGTAATCATAGGTGGTAGTGGCATGGTCTGTTGTGGATTCAAATAAATATGTGTAATATTGTTTTCAATGTATCTGTTATCAATGCAAATCAACTGAACTTTATCAAGAAAATTTTTCTGTCTTAGATTCGCCAGCACTTCTTTACTGTGAGCGCAAAGTTCGCTAAAAAATAATAAATGTTTTGGATTTGTCTTGTTTAAATTTTGTTTGTTAGGCATCATATTCATATTTTTCTCGGTATTGTTATTCATGAACTATATTTCAATATGATTTAGAGTATAATTTTTTTTGATGATATAAACTAAAAAATTGAATTAAAAATAAAGTATAAATTTATACAACATACATCCATGAGTGTTCATGTTGAAAACGTTGTTGAATATGAAGGGACTTTGACGTTCAATATACGAGGAGTAGAAACGTGTGTTGTCAATTCACTTCGTCGGACGTGTTTGTCTAATATTAAAACACTTGTTTTCAAAGGATTCCCGCATCATGAAAGTTCTATTAATATAATCAAAAATACTACAAGTTTCAACAACGAGTATTTGAAACATCGCATTTCCTGCATTCCTATTATGAGCAACAAAAGTAACGAATTTGACCAATTAAAAGAGAACCACAAAATTGTCGTTGATGTGAAAAATGAAAAAGGAAAACAAGAAAAAAGGTATGTTACAACCAAAGACATTGTTCTTGTAAATAAACAGACCAATAATGAGGTTCAAAGCGAAATGAGTGGGTCATTGTTTCCACCTGACCCGATTAGTGGAGAACATATATTGCTTTGCGTGTTGTATCCAAACCATAACTTGAGCGATAATGAAATGGAAGAGTTAAATTTCGAGGCGGAATTTGAAATTGGTTGCGCTCAAGAGAATTCGTGTTGGAATGTTGTGCATAATTGCACTTATGAGTTTCTGCGCAACGAACCGGAAATATCTAAAAGGGCAAATAATATTGAAGATAAAATGGAAAAACGAGACTTTGAAATTCTGGACGCGCAAAGAATTTACTATGAAAACGAGTATAAAATGACAGTTGAGAGTTTAGGAATATTTACAAATAGAGAGCTAATGGCTAAGAGTTGTGAATACATCATAAGTAAATTGAATTTAATTATCCAGTATACTAAAGATAATGAGCTTGCGAATGTTCAAACAAAAGAAGAATATATATCGGCGTCAAATGACGGAACAAAATCAGCAGAAGAAATTGAAGAATACCAAAATATGTATTGTAATATATATACCGAGGATGATTTCTTTGTGTTTGAACTAAAAGAAGATGATTATACAATTGGCAAGCTTATTGAAGTTTATTTATATAGCAGTTACAAAGAAACGCTAAGTTTCGTAGGGTTCAAAAAGAATCACCCAGTCCAGCCAAATGCACACATTTACATTCGTTATAAAAAAGAACAATCAAATAAAAAGGATATATTCTCTCATATTAAAAACACCGCCTTATATCTCCAACAGGTCATATTCAAAGACATTCACTCTTCATTTATTGGGAATTAGTAATTAAGAATTAAAAATTAATAAATAATCTCATTCTTTATATAAATTATGGAAAACATAAATCTAAATAATTCTTTATTTTATGGTAATATTGTTAAATTGGAATCAGCCCGTAAAGAATTATTGAACGATACATTATTTTTTGTTGATTATATTGATGATTCTAAATTGAAACTCATTTCGGAAAATTTGGAAACTCAAATTTTTCATTTGAATGCTGATGGCGGTGTTGACAATATTGATAAAGTCATTGTCGTGAATCAGCAAGAAGATGGTTATTGTGTCATAAATCGTCTTTTACCTGGAAAACTAATTAAGATCAACTTTGCTGGTGAAGATGCGTTTATTCAAGGTGAAATTAGAAAGCTTGAAAATGATATGATTGTTGTAAAAACACTGGAAAGTGAACTATTATATATTGATTTTGAATATTCTGGTCTCCTAGAAAAATATAAAATTCGTTCTATTGAGATCATCAAAAGTTACAAAAGTTACCAAACCGGCGACTATGATATTGTGGATGATGGAATAAATACTGGAGACAAATTTATGTCACTGGAAGACGGATTAGGAGAAACAACATATACAATTGAACAGCAGGTCAATGATTACATTGAAAAAAGTCTGTCTACGTCGAAAAACAAAAAGAAAGTAATTTCAGAAATTGGCAAATACAAGCTGCTGTTGGAAGAATATACTGAGTTAGATTCTGGAATCAAGATTAAACAGATTCCCAACAATCAAATTCTCTATTCTATATTTGATTTGAACCCTAAAATTGTCAACCTTTTTTCATCTTATCTACACAAGGATCTGTATTACAATTCTGAGAAAGTTGGAAATTATGAACTTGATAGTATAGACACAGAAATTTCAAAATGGCAGTACAGTGTTACTGAAAAGAGTTACGAGAACTCTTCTTTAGAAGAATTTTCCGAACAAGATAATATCATGCCAATAAATACAAAAATAAAAAATTATCATAAAAAAATCCGTTTAGAAACAGAACAAAATATTGCACTGGTTAATAAAGTAACACATTCTAACAACAGTCCGTTTTTCTTTGCGATTGGGAAAGAGGGCGAAATTCAAGTCATTCCATACGATATGGTTCATGCGAACAAAGGAGAAAAGGTAATTTTGAATGGAGTTGTATTCAAGAACTTGCCAACAATTTTCAAGGAAATGAATATTCATCATTCGAGTAATATTCTTTCTAAATCATTACAAAACATGTATATTCGGTATGAAAAAATACCCAAAGTCAAAATGTTGAATGGTGATGTTATGAAAGATAAAAAATATTTTGATAACAAGCGTGTTACCTTCTATGAGTTTCAGGAGGACAAAACGTTTAAAGAATATATTGAAGAACTTGATTTTGGTTTGAAAGAGATTTATGATAAAATATTTGACAGAAAAGAAGTTTCTATGTTCCAGTGTTTAAAAAAACTGGCTTTATTTGATGTTTCAAAAATGAATGTTTCGGAACACTTATTTATTCAAAAACTTGTGCGAGAGAATCTTAGCGTCACGAAAAAGGAAATTAATGAAAAGCGCGCACATTTTGTCAGAATGAATAAAAAACAAGATGACTATGAATATGTTCCATATGAAAGCATGTATGAAATCGTAAAAAATTCTTATTTATCGGATAAAAAATCAAAAACAAGCAATGTTCATTACCACATGGGTGAGTTGTTGAAGATCGCAAGCATTGATAACATGGAGTTGTTGTTATTTGAATTAAAGCAAATGAACAGAGCAAATCACATCGACTTTAAAGATGAAGAAGTAGATAACTACATATTGGATTTACAAGCTCAATTGAATGGCGAGATCTCCAAAGATAGCGACAAAAATCGCGTTGATTACTCCAAATATTACAGAACCAAAGGTGAAATGGTACGTGATTTAAATAAAATAATACTGAAAAATATAAATAAAACAGAAGAAGGCAAAATAGAAAAATATGACCCAATTCAATATTGTTATGAAAATGTGATTAACAATGCGAAATTTGACGGTGACCTCAATAATTTTGTGAAAGAATTGGATAAACTATTACAGGCCATGCACGAAGAAAATGAAAATTATGCGAATTTTGACGTTATTTTTGAAAATGAACCAGATAATGAAAACATTTTAAACGTTCTCGTTAAACTGATCCAGAAAACACAAATACGCCAAGATGATAAGTGCTACGTGGAAGAGGAAAAGAAGTTTTATATATACGATGGAACTCAATGGAATAACTCCGAAGAGTCAAAAACACAATTAAATAAAAAGAAATTTCTTCAAGTAAAGAACTCTATTGATGAATTTGAAGAAATAAAAAATAGAATTATCAATGAGTCGGTCATTAAATATGCGCAAAAGTTTGAAAAAGATGACGATGAAGACGATTATTCTAGTGAAAAAATACGCAACAAAATGATAAATAAAGTTAAAAATACGAAAAAAAGTAAATTGCGTGAGTTGCTCAAATACAACTCCCAGAAATATGATTATCAACAGTTATTTGATAATCTAGGTTATGAAACTCTTCAACACTACTCACCTAATACAAATTTGTTGTACATTATTCTAGGGATTGATGAACTAGAACGAAAATACTCGTTAATCCAGAGGTTTATATCTCTATTTGCCATTGATAATGGTGATGAAAAATGGCTTTTTTGCGTCTCTGAAAATATTAAATTAATCCCAAAATATTTACAAAAGTTAAGCGAAGCATATTTGTTGTACAACACCCATGAGAGCGTGATGAAAGAAATTTGTCATCTTGAAGGAGAATTGAGTGAAGAAGGCGATGCTTGGATCCACAAAGAGAGTGGCTTTGTCATTAAGAGACTAGACTTTGACACGAATTATGGATACGATGATAATGGGTTTAAAATAAAACTGGATACTATTGAAGGTGTTGACAATGTTGACAATGATGAAGAAAATATCACAATTACTGAAAACACTACTGTAACTAGTGTTAAATCAAGACACGTCAAATCTAAACCAAAACAAAATAAGCGGATGATGCGTCTTTTAAAAGATTTAACGTCTGTTATGATGCGCGACTTAGATGTAAAATTTAGACATAATGATGATACTAGTTTATTATACGCAACTATGGAAGAACTATTTCAAGAGTCTTCGTTACATCCAAAGTATGAAAGTCTTGGTATGCTTGGTAGCATCTACGTTGTGATATCAATGATTCTCATATACAAGCAGTCTAAAAATGTCGCGGTCGTAAATTCATATTTGCCATGTAATATGTCATTTTCCGGATTCCCGTATGAACAAGATGAATCATCTTTAGACGGGATCAAATACCTGGCTTGTTATCTTAAAACCAGGCTCGAACGGGACAAGCAAAAGAAAGTTAAAAAAAATCAATTGTCAGAAATGGTTTTTCAAATTTTCCAAAAATTTGCGTCTATGAAAAATACAGAAGAAAATATTGCAACTGACATTCTCAATTATATAAAAATATTCTTTTTGAAAAATGATTTTGTGAAAGATATGATGCAGCAAAAGCGAAACTTTGAGAGTAAAAATCCAAAAGCGAACTTCCTCTCTGATCCTCCGGCAATGTTCAAACCAGCGCTTGTAGAAATTTCAACACAAAACGCAGACGATGAACATGGGTTCAAGCACAGAACAGATAATTTTCTGTATAAACATGAGAAGCGAAAAAGAGAAATGGAAATGATAAATCTGAAAATTGAAGAAGAAATAAAAGCATCAATCAAGAAGGAAGAGCCGCTACTCAAAAGTCATTATGAAGAACCATTCTTAGTAAATTATTGCTGCCAAGATAAAGATATTGTGGTAAATTCATTGCTGAAATCTGAACTTAACAAATCAACCATCTCCAAGCTAGTGAATAAAAGCGATGAATTGTTTAAGAAAGTATCAGAAGAAGACTTTAATTGTTTCAAATGTACATCACTGTTAATTCCTATCCTTGATAAAATGGAAGAAGAAATTAACGTGACACGCATATATAATCAAGAATTGTTGTATTCCTTCTTGTCGTCATTACTACAACTTGAAAATAAAGACAAAAACCTCCCTGAACACTTGAAAATACTTGCTAAGGAATACAACATTGAAGAGTTAGACGATGAATTTTACACTGAAATGGGAGAAATTGGTAAAAATGGTAATGTATCCAAAAAGATTGAATTATTGGAAAAATACGACATTGAAATTAATTCCTCTTTTATGGAGAACGTCTTGACACGGCACCATAAACATCTTTATGATGAACAAAAAAAACGTCAAGAGTCAGAAACCGAAAAGTTGCGACTAAAAAAAACTAACAAAACTAAAGTCTTGTCTGATTTCCAGTTTGAGTATATTGATACAGAAGAAAAGGCTAAAAACCAACTTGATCAAGAAAATGTATCTAACAAATTTGAGAAAGAACTCGATATTTTGTCCGGTAGATACAATAAATTTATGTCAAGTAATTTCAACAAATCTAACCACCGAACTGTCAAAATCAATATGAAGACGCTCTTGATCAATTTGAAAAATGGCGTTTATTTAGAGGAAAAAGACAATGAACAATTTGAATTGTATATTAAACAATTATATAATATCAACTACCAATTAATTTCGTTTGTTCCAGGACTTTTGTTCAACAATAATTTCCATAATGACACCGGTTTTGAACATTTCAATTTCGCCGATGCTCACGTTGATGATTTGAAGAAACATCGCCAAGATTACAGAAACGGATTTTACAAACTTCCAAATGCTAGTGAAGAAACAGTTAATATTCTGAAGTCAATTTCTAATTATAAGGACGTGTTGTGTATCAAAACATTTAACAAGAAAAGAACGAATCAATATTCTTTTTTGTTATATTTATTCTACAAATTATTAAACTGTTATATCGAGTTATCTGAATCAACCGATGTTGTAGTAGATGTAAATTTTGAAATTGTAAAGATGATTCTAGAATACACTAAAAATACATCTTATAGTTACGCGAAAATGGTGATAAACAATAATCAATCAAAGCAATCCGAAAAATATGTGAAGACAGAATCATTAAGAAAAATGAGGCCACAAGAAAGAGAAGCTGAAAAATACAAAATGGCAGCAAAATTGGGTGACTGGTCTTATGGTAATCAGAGTAGGGTATTCAAATATTACAAACAGTTTTACCACGAAGATTCCGAAAAGGCAAATGAAATTAAGAACATTGCGAGAGAACTATATGCGGAAACAATAACAGATGGAAATAACGAATTATACCACGATTCTCAATTTGAGAACTCATTGACAGACATGATCAACGATGAAGAGGCGCAAGACATAACAATGGTCGGAGATGAAGACGGCATTGTTCTTGATGACGAAGGCTGTGAATTAGACGATTACGAATAAAAGAGTAAAAAATTATATAAATATATAGTAAAATGCTTGTAGATAAATTATACTTGTCCATATTTCTCTTTGTTTCGTTATATTCAATTGTCAATATTATACAACCAAACGCCATATACAACCATCAACAAAACTCGTTGAGACCGTTCGGCGTCGGATATAAAAACACTACAATTATTTCGTTGTGGCTTGTCAGTATTTTATTGGCAATTCTTAGTTATTTTGTTGTAATATATTACTTCAATATCATGAATATGTGGTTTTGAAATAATGACACTGCTATTTTTTACAAGACCTGCAAAGTGGGCAAGTATTTACTGGGTTTGCGCGTTGCCAAGCAATGTAACAAGTTCCACAAATACCGTGATGATTCCTTTTGTCTTTTATATCACAGTTGTAGTAATGCTTTAGTTCATTTATTTGATAACAAACATTACATTCCCCGCGAAATGTAGTGGTTGTTATCAAAGAGCGTTCAATATCATATTGTCTAGTATTTTCGAAGCGAATGTGAAATGAGTAACACTTTGAATGAAATTGTTTGTAGACAAAATCGTCTATTGTAGCATTATTTGTATCATTCAACTTGATAAGATTCATAGTATGTTCGCGATCATTCATGTGAAATATTGAAAAATCTAAAGTCGTCTCCATCAACGATTTCAAATACTCAATGTATAAACTGAAATAAGCCTTAAGTTCAAAATTATAATGAGGAAGACAAAACGTTTCTCCACTATGTTCAATCTTGAATGATGACGTGGCATTATATTTGCCATGATTTTGTATCATCACTTCTGGAATAGAATGGATCAGTCCACGCAAGTGATTGATATTTTCGGACATGGTTCTCTGAACTTTAACTCTGTTCATTCTCTTTATTTTTTATATTGATTTCAATTTTTTTGGAATTTATCATTCAAGTATTTTCGGAAATTATCTTTATTTACCGAAAATGCGTTACAGTTTTCCGATAAAATAGTATTATAACCTACCAGTATGGTGATAATACTCAGGATAGCGTGCCAGATGCCTTCGCCAATTGATTCTTTTAAAATAATATATTTCTTGATTAACATTTTATTATTTGAATTATCAACAATACCAGCACTTTTTAATCTTTGTAATAGATCAACAGAAATTTCACCACTGTCATCAAAATGAATTTCATTCAAAAGTATTTGCGGATTAGCCTTATATATTCCGGCCAAAACTGAATCTAAATTATCACTGGCATTTGTCATATTATCTACAGTTTTAAACTCTACACCACAAAAATTCAAAAAGGACGAACCGAATGTATTTGAAAAACATCTAATCCATCCGGGGAAAATTGATATCAGAAATATACCAACTGAGTAAATAAGTATAAAGGGTATTACTGTTGCATAAAACGCAACCAGGTAATTTTTTTCACCACATATTATTTTTTCTTCAGTTGCCGAAATATTTGTAAAATAACTGAATAAGAAAAATATAACCATGAATACGAAGGTAGAAGCAATTCTCAATGTTTTATTCTGTTTCTCATTTCCTAAATGCAACCCAACTGTTCGCAATATGAAGAAGACAAGTGTTACTACGGAAAAGAGCATTATTGAACTGTTCACGTGATCTTTAAATGATTGTTCGTCGATTTCACTGCTCATAATGAATATATAGTATATAATTATTTTAGATTTTCTATGTTTAAAAATATAAAAATAATATATGTATCCTAAATTAGTTGAACATAAAATCAAAAATATTGTAAACACAAATCTCCGTTACTGTCACAATATAAAAATGAAGTATTACAACTTTTTTTATAATATTTTTTGCTTTCTCTTGATTGCATTTACAATTGGTCTTATATTGTATTTTAAATATGAGAAAAAAAAGGACGTCTATAGCGAAAAAATGAAAGAAAACCAAAAGCGAGATTACATTTTGTACAATTTAAGAAAATTCCAAAATATGAATAATAAAGAAATAGAAACAATTAATTCCTATTGATCATTTAATTCCTATTGATATTATATAAATGATGAATGAAAACAAAAATACTACCGACCATAATGCTAATTTAGAAATGTTCTTTTCGCGAAAAATGGCTATTGACAAAATTAACCGAAAAATCAAAAGAAATCAAACAGTATCCAAGAAAAAGAGAGAGAAACAACTTTCCTTTGATTTTGATAGAAAGCAGTTTCGTTTAGTAGACGCAAATTATGTTGCGGTAGTTTCTGTTTCAAGAATAGACAAACAAGATACCGAAGACCTTATAGAAAAATACAAGTCTAAGATCCAGAAAAACCAAAAAAACATTCTTAAAAAAAAATATGAACTTTTGTTTGAATATCAAAATGTAGAAGATTTCGAGGAAATATATAAGAATTCAATTCAACAACAAGAATCTTACATCAAAATGCATGAAAAGACGCTTGAAAATTATAAGAAGGAAAAGGAAGAAAAGAAGAAGGAATATGAAGAAGCACGAGAACAAATTTTGAAACAACAAGAACCATACGAGATTGAATTAAGAAGTAATGAAGGTGATGATAAAAATATTAACAAGGCTGAAAATATGAAGATGTACATAGAACAACAAAAACAACTTTATGAACTTGCGTGTAACAACATTATTGATAGTGTCAAAATTAACGAAAGATTAGTAACCCGAGTTTAATAATATTCAAAATGTCTTTGTTTAATATCTATTATATTGTTTCCAAATGCTATCGCGTGCATTGTCATATGTATTTTGTTTACATTTTGGGTCTGGCTCCTCGTTATGCGCACTAGTTCTATATATTGCTCGTTGTTGATTTTTCTCCATAAGTTCATTTTTTTTATCTTTTAATGGTTCATTTATGACCAATAATTTTTGTGAAACAATATCATAATCAATAAATGTTAGGTTTGATGATTGATTGTGTGCAAGTTTCAAAAATTCGTTTGCCAGGTTCATATTCCACGACGACTCATAACTTTCAAACGCTTGGTGTAAAACCATTTTTGATTGGTCATTTTCGGAGTCGCTATTACCCATCGTGTTTCTCAAGTAATAATGTTTCATATTTTGTTCATAAAACATTATGAGCGTATCCATATAAATTTCGCGTTCCAATATTTTATCTACAAAATATTTAAGGTTCATCTGTTCTAATTTTTTACCGGTCTCTTCTTTTACAATGGAAGCCAATGACATCAATGATTCAGAAACAAATATTGTACCCTTCATCATATCTATCTGACAAGCTATTTCATACTGTTTAGGAACTTCATTACCAAACATCATTAACAAATTATTATAATTCGGCATACTTTTGTCAACAATGCTCTGGACTTCAACCAATTCGTCTTCAATTTCTTCAATGCGGATTTTTCGCTCCAAGTCCCGCTTCTCTTTTCCCTTCTTCATTTTGTTTAACTTGTTTTCATGAGAGTCTTCTATAAACGAAAGAGAATATTTCCAAGAAGTTTTGGCACCTTCAACAAAATACGAAACTCCGCTTTCAAGTAGTAATGCGCTTTGATTTGTAAAGTTATTTAATTGGTACAAAAGAAATGATGACGAGAGCAGTAAGACTGACGACGAAAATACCTTCATCTTTTAAGTAAGTTGGGTGTTTTACAATGATGTTCATTTTCTATTTCAATTTTATAAAATAAACCTATTATATATAAACTGAATGAAACTTACAAAATATATTAACTTCAAAGCATTTTTGGTTAGTTTTGCAGTGGGTTTGTTGTATATATATTTGACAGACGATTATAAAAAGGTTATTATAGTTTATCCGACACCAATGAACAAAGACAAAAAACTATACGTAGACAAAGCAAATAACTGCTTCAAATACGGTCTGACACAAGCGGAATGTTTGTCAAATAAAGAAGAATATGTCAATGTTGGAGTGAATTATTAATATATACTTTATTATATATAGTTCCAGTCTCAATATGAAGGAGATAAAACAAATGTTGAAATCTGATAAAGGAGTATTCCTATTTTCAATCGTTTTAGGGTTGGGATTCGCCGGATTATTCAAAATGAGTTGCGATTCTAGATCATGTTTGATTTACAAGGCACCAGATATGAATAACAAAAAACAAGTCAAAGTAAATAATAAATGTTATGATGTCTCAGAAGAAATGGTTGATTGTGACAATGAATTAGAAAAAGTTAAAGACAAAATTTTGATGTAATGAGTTTGTAAATATTTTATAAATTCATTACTAATAATATAAATATATATAGTTTCATACTATGGAAAAGACAACAAATATTAGCGAGTTACCCATCAAATCCAATATTCCACCAGTTGAAAGTTCTGAAATGGAAAACAAAATTCAACCGTCAACAGAACAGTTTGCGATTGACCAAGGCGTTGTTCACACTCAACCTGAAAAAACCGTCACATTTTCAGACGAAGAGTTGGGGAAAACATCGTCTGTTAATAATGAACGAGTTACACACAAAAAAGAACCAGACTTATTTGCGATTTCTAACGAGTTTAAGTTGATTTCATTGGCTTCGCTGATGTTTTTTATTTTTATCGACAGTAAATTCAAAAAATACATTATCAACGTGTTAACACAAATCTTTGGAGAATTCATAAAGACCGAAACTGGCGGAACAAGTAACATAGGTAATTTGTTTTATTCGCTCACATTTGGCGTGTTATTATATTTGTTTACAATATTTGTAGATTATACATCGCTTCAGTTTGATTTTTTCTTGTAGTTATGATAAAACAATATATACCCGATAACTTTTATCTGGATCCATGGATGATGTATTCTCAAAGCTGTTTCCATAGTTAATAGTATAATTTATGTAAACAACTACCGCGTCTCCGGGAGAAAACTTCAAATTTACCGTTAACTGCTGAGAGTTGGGGTTATTTTGTTGTGCAAGTGATATATCTGTTTCTAGAACATTTAAACGGTCTTGATTTTGGATGACTATTTCAAACAATCGTTTTCCAATAGAATAATAGTATTCGTAAGTATTGCCACTTATTTCAGAAAATAATTTTGACGGTTGTTGAACCAATTGATCGAATAATGTTTGAATTTGTGCTTCAATATATTCATTTTTGGAGTCTGTATCAGTGAAAAATTGGTTACTTCTAGGTACAGTATCCATGACTAAATTTTGTCCTACTTCCCAAAGAATATGGCGATAAACATCCAGTTTTAATGATTGGTCAATATAAAAATTGTGAGGCTCTTCTCCAGATTTTCCAACAATTACATTTGATTTTGAAAAAATTATATTGTCAACTACATTATTATTTTGCGAAAATCCATAGTAAACATTATCCGCAGTTAAATTGTTAATATTGCTTACATCAAACGTGATTTCGAATAAATGATTGAAATTTGAAACGTCTGTTACAATGTACGAAGCAGCCTCAGAACTGGGTAATATAGATGGTATACTCATTTATATTACATAGATTTTTTATCCTCTTTCTTTTTGTCAAAAGATTCAAGCATTTTTTCAATATCTACTTTTTTTAAGGAAGAGATAATTACCTTGTAAATAGAGTTTAATAGTTTGCGTTCGGTCTTTTCGTTAATAATTGGGATATCGATATCTTCGTTCAACTCGCGTATCAAATGCTTTTTAAATTCATCGTTATCCAATAATTCAATGTATAATTCGTAGTTTTTAGAAAGCGTTTCTTTCACCAAAGCGTTCATTTTATATTGTCTATATATAAAATTTATTTTCGATGAAAAATGGGCTATTTTTTTTACTTGTCAACAAATTTACACTATTATGAATTAACATTACAAAAATGGTGTTCTGACTCGTATATGATACATGGATTATCTCCGCACCCTACATATTGCGAAGAAGTTGAATACAACGAACCCGACGAAGAATTATTGGAATCTATGTAGCAAATATTGAAGGGGTGCGACGATAGTTTATGGAGCCATGAATGGAAAAAGCACGGTTCAAGTATGAAATCTCAAAACAATATTACAGAAAATGATTTTTTCAATTTTACGTTACAATTATTCAATTCTTATAAATATTTATTAGATGAAAACTGTAACACTAAAGATGATAATTGCATTATGGGTTGCTTTGACTTGGAGTATAATACATTAGATGAGTGTTGATTTATTTTCAACAAGTATATATATAATATTGAACGATGAAGACTAAAGTCAGAAAGCATAAAAACAAAAGGAAAAGTTTGAAAAGAGCGACTAAAAACGCAACAAAAAAGGCAACAAAAAAGACAACCAAAAGACAAAAGAAGTCATTGAATTACAAAAATAGAAATACTAGGAAAAACAAAAAGGGGGGGGACGCGGCAGTTCCAATTGTTGCTGCTACCGTACTTACTGGAGCAGTGGCGGTAGCAGCATATAGGAATATAACAAAAATAAATAATAACAACTCTCCCAGCGGAACAAAAAATAATCGTAAGACTAATGGGACTAATGGGACTAATAAGACTAATGGGACTAATAGGACTAATGGGACTAATAAGACTAATGGGACTAATGGGACTAATAATAATCCATCTTCAGAAGATGAAAAACTTGATTTTTTTCTAAAAAAATATAATCTAGACAGAGAAGAAATCCCTGATGATGGTAATTGTTTATTTACAGCATTTCTGAAGTTTTTAAATACATCTGATCAAGATCTATACGAAAATGCGGATAAGTTGTCGGTCGAGGACCCGAAGCTCTCACAGAAGGGGCTGAAGAAGGTCCAGAAATTAAGAAAAGAAATGGTTGGATGGATGCAAAGTCGTGAATCCAAAGAAGAAGAAGATGGGCAAACTTTTTGGGAAAAATATGGAGAGATCATCATTGAACAAGAGCCTTATTATGACCGTGGTGAACAAGAGCCTTCAGTTCCTTTGCTTGAACAAGAGCCTTCAGTTCCTTTGCTTGAACAAGAGCCTTCAGTTCCTTTGCTTGAACACATGTATAAGGATCTTAATGATTATGTGGCTCAAATGACAAGAGTAAAATCTGATCCAGACAGACCACGGGCTCAATTTGGCGGTCCTTTTGAAATATTAGCTCTTTTTGAAAAGCATAAAGAAGACTTAAAAGATATTTATGCTTCAAAAGAAGAAAAGGAAAAAGAAGGAGCTTTGCTACTATATATCAATGAGAATAATGATGGTACATTGTTTTTACAAACATATCCTGACGATGACACTATGAATTTGAAGACGAATATAAATACTAATTTGCCTATATTATTACTTCTTAAAAACGCGCATTTTGTCATATTAAAACCGAAAAACACAACCGAACTCTGACATCTAAATTCTCCCAAAAATAAGAATGGATGATTTTTACATAATTATTTTTTAACCTTCTTCTTTTTTCGCGTCTTGTTTTTGATGCGCGGCGAATATTTAAAAAACCATTTTTGATATTCCTTTGATGTTCTGTTTTTACTGAACTTTCTGAATTTTGAACTCCGCTCCTTCAACACGTCTTCTTTGTCTTGTTGTTTGCCATAGCAAGGCAAATTGAAGCGCTTGAGTTTCTCTGGTATTGCGGAAACATGTTCGTATTTTTCAATAATGTCGCTGTAATGACTGACAACATATTGTAGTTTATCAATGACTTCTTTGATTGCGGTTTTATTCAGAGGTAGGTCATCAATTAACAAAAGACTGAAATAGAGGTTTAGTAATGTATCAATATTACCCATATGTATCTCACGCCTCTTGAACTTTACAACGTTGTAAGCAAGACAAGAATTCGTGGCAAATATTATCCCAATCACTTTACCTTTAAAAGACAAATAGCAATAATTATCTATGAACTTATAAACCGATTTTATTTTTTTAATTTCCAACCCATCTATTTGTTTGTCTTTTAAACCCTTGATTGTTTTTGGTAAGTTGTCTGTGTACAATATGAACATATCAGTAAAATCTTTTTTATATTTCAAACCAATTTTCATAAATTTGTGCATTAGACGGATGGTGATATCAAAATTGCAAAACACCATCTTATTTTTCCGGAAATGATCGAATAATTCTTCATATGTTTTTTTCGTCTCTGTATCTGTCAAGTCAAGTTTGGTTTCATAATATGTTGACAACTTATTTTTTGCCAGAATCGGGAAATAATTGTTCAACACTTGGAGTCGCGAATACACTTTTTCCCATCTTGAAATATCGCCTAAAGGGCGCGCCAATTCTTGATGTAAACTCATTCGCAGAAACTCCGGAGGGGTGTACATAATTTTGTCTTTTTGAATGTTATGTTTCTGTAAATGTTCATAAAATCCCTTGTCCACTTGTGTAATATCCGCAATTGCCACGAAATTCACAAACACCTTGTATGTTCCATGTATAAAAGCGTTTTTACTTTCAATGCTATGAACATTTTCCTTCGTGAAGATGTTACACAGCTCTTTCGCGTGTTCCATTGCGTTTGGCGAAAAAAAGTCGTAATCCGGAATATCCGTTTCATAATTGTAGAACTGCTGCTCTTTTGGTAGTATGTCATTGATTGCGGTTCCTCCATAACAAATCAGTTTTTTATCAATTATAAACTCACGAACAATGTTGAGTATTTTGTCGTTTACATGGCGTTTTTTCTGAATTCTTTTGCGTTCTAATTCATTTTCTTTAATTGAATGCTTCAAATATTCCGTGTTCATTAATTAATATAACAATAGAAATTAAAGAAGGGTCTTGTTTATTGAAAAAATGGATGCTTTGGAGCTATCATCTTCATCGCAAGTTATCTTATTTTCATTACTACTATCTGTTCTGCAGAAGAAATTATTTGACACATCGCTTATTTTAAACTTGTCAGCACCAGTTCGGGTAAATTTGAAGAAACTAGATTTTCCTGGGGCGTTGGCATCACAGTAAACAAGATCATCTCCCGAAAGGTCGCATATTTTTTCTTGAATACTTGTTTTAAAGTAATATTTCTCCGTGTCATCTGGACTTTGAATAATGTTAAACAGTTTGTAGTTACTGTTTGATACATCCGTATAGTTACTATCTGACTTGTCAATACAAGCCATTGCGCTCGTATCATTGCTTGACGAATCGTGACATATTTTGTTGTTAG